TTTTCACTCGCATCATTAAGAAGGATAAACTCTAGCCGCTGAATAGCCATCTTCATCTCTTGGATAGCATCCTTATCAGCATGGCTGACTTGCATACCATTGACGGCTAGCGACAGGTCGTAGGTGGTTTTCAGATTCCAACCAGCCAGAGCAATAATGAGAGCCATGAGGCCAGTGATAATCTGTCTTTCCATTAGCCGCTACTGCCCTCTTTTCAGGTCTGCCTGTGTGTCAATACGATATACGTTAACCAAGTTACGGTCGTCAGCAATCTGCTCCTGCAAGTTCTGACGCTGCTGTGCTAGGTCATAAGCCTGCATCAGCTTGGCCTGATCAATCTGGAAGTCCATCGCATCGTTCATAGCCTTGCGCTGTATTTCCTGAGTATCGTTCTGTAACTCCTGCTGGCGGATAGCTACAAGTGGGTCAGGCTGCTGCGGCGGTGTCAGAAGCGGGGCTAACTGCTCTGTGGTGTCCGCAATCTGCTGTGCAACCGCTGCTTCCAATGCGGCTGGGTCAATCTGTGGAACAGCCTCACCTTGCATCTGAGCCTGCTGCATAACGCCATTAAACATCTCCTGCACCAAATCACGAGCATGCATAGCCACATGCTCTTGAACATGGGCCTGTAAAAGCATAAACGCCTGTGGGTTAGAAGCCGTAGCTGGCTGCTGCAACATAGCAGCGTGAACACGAATATGTGCCATGTGGTCTTGTGGCGGAAACGCCTGTAATGGCTGTCCCATCAAAACCTTTGCATTCTCCGTGCCGGGGTCCATAGGCTGTGGTGGCTGTGGTGGCGGCAAGATATTGTCAATGTTCTTAATATCCAGAGCGTCATACATACGGCGATACGCCTCATACATATTGTGCATCTGCGGAGCAGCCTGCGCCAACTGAAGCTGCGTCTGTGCCAAAGACAAACGCTGCGCCATAGAAAAGATTGATGGGTCAGATACAGGAAGTACATCCACACGACCATCAAAGTCCTGCGCCATAATATCCGGCGGGACGTTCGCCCCAATCATGTATGGATAAGGAACAGGATTGTTCGAGAAAATCTCCGCAAGCAACCTAAACTCGTTCTTCTGAGCATAATGCAACCGCTTGTGGATGCTGCTGATTACCTTTGAACCTTGCTCAATAAGCGCAACAGTCGTACCAACTGGAGCCTGCGCATTAACATCTGCGACCTTTGTGTCTGCCACCTGTGCAAATCTTCTACCAGAATCGACGATAACTCCCAAAAGCTGGGCAAGGGTGCCCGATGGCTCTTTGTATGGTAAAGGAATAATGGCATTACGAATATCCCCACCAGGAGCGTCAAGATCGCGGAACTCACCAGGATTAACAGGCTCGTCATCATTGCGAATGCGAACACCCCGTGCCTTGAAACCACCCGGTAAATTCGCCAAAGTACCCGCATCAATAAGCTGACGTAAGATAGAAGTGGCTGCACGAGACAATCCTCCAATCATATGCAACAAACCAAAGCCATAAAAACCAAAGCCCGGCAGAAACTTGTAGTGAACAAAATACTGACGCTTGCGACGAAGAGGGTCCGTCTCACGCCAGTTACGAACTATTGATAAAATCTGTCCCGAAGCTTCGTCCATAGTGACGATGTATGGAAGCCGGATACCTGTCGGCTCACCCATCTCGTCCATATCCTCAAATCCCTCAAGGTCCAAATCCACATGGATTTCATGTAACGTGTAAACCTCATCAGAATATCCCGGACGTAACCCCTGTATCTCGTCAGCCTTGCCCCGAATTGTTGAATCAGACTCGTCATCCTCAGAAACAGATAATGATACATCACGATAAATACCTCCAACCTGCATCTTGCGGATTTCATTCTCAGTCATCCGAACAACATGCGTGTAACGCTCCGCTGTCTGCAAATCCGTCGCGCTGTACGGCACAACTAAATCTTCAGCAGGAACAAACTTCGACACAGCCCTCTGCCGCATCGGGTCAAAATAAATCTTCTTAAATGTAGAACCAGTAATCGGTAAGTAAAACAACATCTGGTCAGTGTCGAGGTCATACTCCTCCATAACCTCAGTAACCTGATAGTTCATAAAGTCCTTAACACGCTGTGCCTGATCCTCAACTTCCTTAGTCTGCTGACCAACTATCTGCGTCTTTACAGGCCCACCAGGAGGTAACATCTCCTTGTATGCCTGCGCCTGAAACTGCGTCACAGCCTCCGACAATAACGGATGCGTTACACCAGAAGCACCCATAAATGGCTCATTGCGCTCCTCGTAATTAATACCAAGTAACGTCAAACCCTTGGCAATGGTCTCCTGCCACTCGTCCCGTGAACCCTGATCCTCATCTACCTTAGATCCAAGGTCCGAGGACAAAGCTCCAAGTATCGAGTCATCTAATACCTCAGATAAGTTAGCGTTGTGGTCGTAAACCTCTGCCTCAACCTCTAAACCCTCTTCCTCACCCATCATTACAACATTGGGCGGAAGCTCATCTTCCTCGAATAACGGTACTTGGACCTCAGTTTCTAGGTCCGCGAAACTCGGTCCGCCTGCACCCATTGATTCTTCTACCATTCCGGCTAAAGGTTTTGGAGGTAACGCCATTATTTAAATATCCCTAATACTCGTTCCATCATTGTAGGTTTTGGTGGTTCGTACTTAAATCTTCCTTGAGTCGCCTGTGGGGGAACCCCTCGTTGTCGCAACATTGTCAAGGCAGCTTCGTCTACACGTTTCAGTTCTTTTTCTGAAAAATACGGATATTTCTCAGAAAGGTCTACGTCGGATTGCTGTAAAACAGGAACACCCTGCTCACGAATAGAACGAGCCTCCATTAAATCCATAATGTCTTCTTCATCCATAGCATACTCAAACTTATAGTCTAAGTCTTGCATTATCTTTGAAGCCCCCAAGTGGCCTAACTCGTGCATTAAAGTTGTGAGTCCTTGTCGTGGCTTAGTGTATTCGTTTTCGCCACCATATTCTTTTTTGAATTTTAATTTTCCGTCCTCTGTAGCAATTCCTTGCTGAAAAAACACGGCTGCGCCTTCGGAACTCGGTAACAAGGTTTCGATGCCCTGTTTAGCAAGGTCTTCTCTCCAATCGGAGAGATCGTCAGTATATTCATTTTTGGGGTCAAGACTGTCTGGGGTAACCATTTCTCCATAAAGATTGTAGGCAGGAGCAACATCAGCGTCCCCAACAATATAGGAATATATCTCGCCGCCCGGTGTTCCATCCGCTGCTTCTCCTCGTTCTATTATATCAAAACCCAAACGAGCCAAAGGGTTGTCGATGAAATACGGCTCTAGCTCCGCTCTCATCTCAAGCATAGCCATCTGGTCACGATGCTTCTTGGTCTTCTCGTCTAGCTCCGGGACCTTCAGTTTGTTTTCCTTCAGGTCCTTCTTAACTAAATCTTTGGCAGTTTTAGCCATTACTTACTACCTTTAGTACCTTTTCCTGTACCTTTTTTGGTGCCCTTGCCAATCTTCACAGTGGCAGGCTTTGGCTTCATGTAGATGCCCTTGGTGTACTCGTTCAGTAAATGACCACCAAGGTCGTACTTAAATGGATCGCTAGACATTAGTAATACTCTCTCTTCCGTGGAACGTAATCGTCTTCAAACTCTTCGCCGTCGAGCCGGATAAAACCACCCTGACGAAAACGCATGAGCGCCATAGTCATACTATCACAAAAGTCATCATGGTCGCCATTAGGAAATGAGGCAACCTCCTCGATAACTTCGTCAGCAAACTTTTCCCCCGCAGGATACCACACTTTTCCCGATTCAAAAATAGGGGATACAATGTGCATACGCGCTGTCTTGTCTAATCCGCCCCCACCCTTTCGGCGACCGGGGCTAAAAGTAGCCACAGGGAGGTTCAGTAACCTCATTTCATCCGCCAAAGGCTGACCAGACGCCTTCGCCTCAATCAACATCAACTCTGGGTCCCAATACTCAAACTCTTCACGCGCTATGGTTTTAAGCTCCGGGAAGTTCCAACGACCCTTCTTGGCATCCAGCAAAATTAAATGCTCCTCACCATTGTCAAAAGGTCTAAAAACACCCCACGTCGTGATGGCAGAGTAGTCAGCCGTCTCTCTTTTACTGTACGCCGTGTCATACGACTGAATAATATAGTCAAGATCAGGAACATCTTCCTCTTCCCACTCTCTCCACCACTCCCGCTTGACCATCGCAGTCTCTTCAGAAGTAGGATTTTGCTGCCACTGCGCATTCCATTTGCCCACGGACAACGATGCCTTGACCTTTAATAGCTCATCCTTCTTCCAAAATTCAGGCCATAATGGTTCCCCCGAAGGCATAATCGCAGGAAACTCGACTACCTCCCACTGGTCAGACATCATGTCCTTACCCATCGCCGTCAGTAACCTGCCAGTAATGTCCTTCTTAGACCACCGGGTCTGAACAATAATAATACTGCCCCCAGGCTGAAGCCTCTGTCTAGGACCCGAAGTGTACCACTCATACGCATTGTCATAAGCAGTCGTGGACAAAGCATCCTGCTCCGAGTGCGGGTCATCAATAATCAATAAATCCGCACCTCGGCCCGTCATCGCCGCTCCTACACCCGCAGCAAAGTATTCTCCGCCCGCGTTTGTCTCCCATCGGCCCGCTGCCTGACTGTCAGCCTTTAACTCCGTATCAGGAAATACTTCCTTATATACAGGGTCAGCAATCAAATCACGAACCTTACGACCAAACCTAACAGCAAGTTCCGTGTTCATTGTGGCCTGAATGATTTTTAACTTGGGGTTCCTACCAAGAAACCAAGACGGCATGAGATAGGATGCAAATTCTGATTTAGAATGTCGGGGTGGCATGTTGACAATCAGTCTTTTCAGTTCGCCACTGGCAATCCGCTCTAGCTTTTCCGCTATGATTCTATGATGGGTCCCCTCTATGAAACCATCGTAGACATGATGGACGTAAGCCATGAATTCTTCTTGGGCACGACCTCGCATCTCAAGACGCTTGGCTTGGTCTTCAAGAAGATAAATCTCTTTTAATACCTCATCGGGTATTAGCTCTAGGGCAGCGTTGTTCTCCATGCCTCGAACGATAATATATCTGAATGAATTTATCAACCCAACGACACGACACGACTGCGAATGACTCGCATTCTCATATAAGGGGGTGGGGGGTACGCGACGGGCAAAAACTGATTACCAATTCGCCCCAGTAACCCCAAGCTAGGGGGGCTGATAACCTATAGTTGTATAAAAAAAGTTTTATTCAACCGAATTAAATGCATTTAGTGTATTGACCAACCATTAGATATGATATCTAATACCTGTATTAGACGCGAACCAGAACGGAAGGCGTCAAAAAAATGACACGGGAGAAATGTCATGTCTAAGTTAGCAGTAAAGGTTGGGCGTCCTATAACAGCCCTAAAAACAGCGAAGGCTGAATACGCTGATAAAAAAGCAGCGGCGGCTAAAGCGGCTAAAGAGTTTAAGCAGTTCGAAGAATACTGCATAGATAACGGCCTTATGGATAAAGAAGTGGAGGCTATCGTCCCTATCCTGAACCCAGCGACCGAGCGCAAAAAATACAAGCGTACATGGTCAGACGGTAAAGCAGTTTAACTCAATCTCTAACAGGGGGGCATAGTCCCCCCAGAAAGGCTAACCAATGTCATACGATAACGATTACAAGCCAGTGTTTGATGACTGGTATAAAGAATGCGATAAGATTGTTTCCGGCATTCTAGGACTGGGCGTTGAAGATTTACCTGACGCGCAATGGATGGATTACTATCACGACGATATGACTCCGTTCGAGGCAGTGGATACTGCGAACATAGATTTTTGGGACGGTCAGCTACCGCTTTAATCAAACTCTAACAGGGGGGCATAGTCCCCCCAGAAAGGGGCTAACATGCCTTTAAATTGGAACGCACAAGATGTTAAAGACTGGGATAATCTCCCAGAATATAAATTCTCTGTTATCGACTGGACTATGGTCTTGGGCCTTGGGGAGATTAAAAAAGATAACGTGGATAAATGGTGCGATAGAGCACACTTCTATCGCTTGGTAAATGGTCCTATGCTGTGGATCTCAGCGGACAGGGCCGAAGATGGTAAGGAATACCATCCGCTCGAAGACAGGGAGTTTATCCGCAAGCTTATCGGGCTTCATACCAATGCCAGTAATGTCCCACAAGCCACATGGCTAAAGCGCATGTACGAAGGCAAGGTATCCGACTGGGCATGGCTAAGAAGGAAGAAAGACTAAGGGACAGGGGGCGAAAGCCCCCTTTTCTTTTGCCCAAAATTTCCTTCGGAAATTTTGGTACAAGGCCGCAGGCCGCAGAGCGAGGTCGCAGGATGCAGGATAAATAAACCCTTTACCCATATCTAATAGTATGATAACGTAGGATAAGCCCAGCTAATGGGTACTAAACCAATAGGAGAAAAAATAATGAGTAAGTTAAATTCTGATTTATGGAAGCACGCCCATAAAGCTGGGCAGTTAGCCTCTGAGCTAGAAGAAATGATGGGGATGGCAGAGCATGTATGCCGCGAGGATAGCGATATCCCCCAAGAATTATGGCAAGAGGTGGAAGATGCCGAAGCCGAAGCGCAAAACGTAAACAATGTCATCAATGAGCTAGTCGAAAAGCTGGCAATATATGGGGGGTTTGCATCATGAGCGGCATCTATCATCACTATTTAAAGGGTATCGGCCTAGCCGATACCCGTATCGATAGAATCCGCGAGGCAGTGGATAGCCTTCATGCCGCGGTTGGGTACTTGGATTTAGAAAACAGGCGCAAGCTCCGCGAAGCTTGCCCGTGGATTTTTGACACTGTCCAGCAATATGCGGACATGGAGCGCGGTTTAAATCGCTATGATGATTAGAGAGTTATCTCCCAGAGCAAGGCCGGATTATTCCGGCCTTGTTTTGTTTGGCCTTCATATAATAGAGCGAGGCCGCAGGCCGCAGGTCGCAGGTCGCAGGTTTATATAAAGCTTGCAGTTTGTTTAAAGATTAGATAAAATAAGATAACCATAATCAATAGGAGAAAAAACCAATGGTTGCTATGTTATCAAAACCAAAAAAGATGCCAGGCGACAGCTTCAATATAAGCGCGTTCGGTTGTGTTACTGGTCAAAAACTAGCCAAGATAGAGGGTAGCGTTTGCCATGACTGCTACGCTATGAAAGGCGCTTACCCGTGGCCTGTAGTCCAGAACGCCATGCAAGCAAGGCTGGATTTCTTAAACTCCGAAAGCTTTGTTCCGAATATGGCAGCCCTACTTAATAAATCGCGCAAGGATACAATGCGCTGGTTTGATAGCGGTGACGTGCGGACAGTCGCGCATTGCCTAAAAATTATTGCAGTCGCCAAGCTAACGCCTAACAAAAAGCATTGGATACCAACCAAAGAACGCAAGCTATGGCAGCAAGCCTTACAAATGGAAAGCCTACCAGCTAACGCGGTCGTTAGATATAGCGCGACCATGGTCGACGACGCGCCGCCCGAGTCATGGGAAAATTCAAGCGCGGTTGTTACTGATATTCAAAAAGCAATCGGCAAGTTATGCGAAGCATACCGCACAAAGAAAAACGGCGATATGATAACCCATGATGAATACAAGGCCGCAAAGAAAGACAAAACACTAGGCAAGTTAAACCTTGGCTATTGTGGCAATTGCCGCGCTTGCTGGTCGCCAGAAGTCAAAACCGTATCCTACCCCAAACACTAAAACAAACACCGACCAGGCTAGCTCTTGACGTTAGCCTGGCATTTCCTTAAACTTTCTCTAACATGGTAGTTTTCTCCCAAACTAAGAGGCGCAGGCGCAGGTCGCAGGCGTCTCTCTTTTTATATAGACCAGAGGTCGCAGGCCGCAGGTCGCAGAGCCAAGGCGCAAGCTGCTAGATTACCCGACCATAAGGCCGCAGGTCGCAGGTCATCGAACCGCGAACCTTGGATCTGGGGCGCAATACCACCCTCAAATAAAAAAGCAAGCCTCTCCGTGGGCGTGTAACCAAGAATAAAACTTACACCACCACAGCGAGAATGACTGGTATGCCATGCAATCTGTGATGGTCTGATATCTATTCGATTATTTTTTATTATTTTTAATTCTACCCAAATAGGCACACCATCTATGCAGATATAGCAGTCGGGCATCCCCTCAGATACGCGGTTTTCAATCCGTTGGGCATGACTCTTTTTCGGTAGGTGTTGCCTGAACGAGTTCCAAAGTTTCTTCTCTGTCATCTGCTGGCGTGACATTCTTTATTTCCCCCTCGATAAAAGCATTAGGATATGATTTACGCAATTCTGCTAGCCGCGCCACAATGTCTTGCTTGCTCATGTTGTCAAGCTGGTGGACGTGGGTTGCCTCTCGTCTGTCTATAGTCAGACCGCCAAGGGCAGAACGTATCTTCTCAGCGTTTATAGCGGCAGAGAATTGCCCCGACTCTTCCGCCCCTCTTGAAAGCTCATCTAATCTTTTAAGCTGGTTAATAAGGGTGACGCCATACCTTCGCTCTGCTTCCTGTCTGAGTTCTTTTATCAGTTCCACAACTTCGGGAAAGTCATGCCCATTGAGAAGCTTTGACGCCTGTACGTTGGCAGATTTATCCGCATAGCCAGCCTTCCTTGCACACTCAGCGTTGCTATATCTGCCTTCCACATAATACTTGGCAAAAGTTCTTTGCCGTTCTGTCAGCCCTGCTGGTCTGCCTACTTTGCCAGTTTTGTCTATAGTGTTTTCTGTGGGTTTTTCTTTTTCTTTTTCCATTTTTCGTCTCGCGTCCATCTTAGAAGTGTTATAACGGGATGAAAACGGGATGAGAATTTGTTAATGTTTTCAACACTCATCCCACTCATCCCACTCATCCCACCATTTTCAGAAATTTTTTTTTCAAAAACTTTTTTCCGTAGAAAACACTATAGGGGCTATTTTGTTGTTGACTATTAGATATAGTTAGATGTAAGGTGGTATATAACCATGAGTCATTATATCGGAGGAGACGAGACATGACAACAGAATTACAGAAAGTACAGGACATAGGTTCGTGGATCGAGGACGGAGATTTCAAGTTTATCAACGAGGGTTCTATCATGTTGGTACGGCCTATGAATGATGATGCGGCTGAGTGGTTAGAAGAGGAGTCACGGGCGGCGTTCAATGCTGGTGTAGACTGGCAGTTTTTTGGTCGTTCCTTGGTCATAGAACCGAGGTTCGTGGATAACATTTTATGCCTTCTGGATGATGAGGGTTGGAGAGTGAGCTAATGCAAAAGATAACAGCGGCACAAGTAGAGGCGTGGCTGGGCAGTGACACATTGCCCAGTGAGGTACATGAAATTTTAGCTGAGTTAGCTAATGGCGAATATGACCAGAAGCAGTTAGCCGAAGATATTAGAGCATATGGCTGGGATGAAGAGGAGCAAGAGTAATGGCAGTTAAAGTATATGCTGAAGATTTGAAACACATATCCGCAGAACTGTGGGCAGTGTTTGAAAGCGAGGAAATCTATGAAGCCTGTGAAGAGGCATTGGATAAATTAGCGGAAAAAAACAGAATGGTAATCACTACCAGCGTGGAGGAACAGTAAGATGGGTACAAGAGCGGTTTATTTTTTCGAGGATGATGATGGTATGTATGGTGTTTACAAACACTATGACGGTTATCCGTTGGGTGCGGCACATCACATTGAGGCGGCAAAGTACTATGCATGGAAGTTTCCACGGTTCGAGGCTGACGAATTTGCGGCGGCGTTTGTTGCGGCAAACAAGCCTGAGAATGGTGGTGAGATACGGTTACTGCCATTGTTTGAACACGCATCGACACGGCAAGTAATGGAAGACCATAGGTGGTGTGATTTTTATTATCGCATTTCGTATGACAAGGACATTGGTGATCTGGTGGTTCATACCTTTGAGAGCTATTACGATGATGATGTTGAAGAGACATTGTGGAAGCTGGTACACTTTATGCCCCATAAACAGATGGTGGCGTTATATGCGAGGGAAAGCTAATGGGCAAGCAGTATAAGCCTGTCGATGGCTGTGAAGAGTGCGAGTTTTTCGAGACCGCTTGTGCAGAATGTATCATGTATGGTGAGGCAGAGTTAATCAAGCCAGAGACATATGCTATCCGCGACAAGAGCAATGGGTCTGTCTATCCCCGAATGCGGCTGGACGACATACTGGAAGAGATAAACCGCGACAGGTCAGAGGGCTGGACGGATTACGATGAGACCGATTGGCGTGAAGGGTTGGAACAATTTACAGAATGGGAGTTGATTGAAGATGGGCAAGCTAAAACAGAAAATGATTGAAGAGATGGACATGGCGCGTGAGTGTGGGGATCTGCGCGGTGATGGGGTGATGTTTACCTGTCACCCGACAGACCATCTGGATTGGTCGGAGGTATCACGTTTCATTTATCGGTTGCGCGATTACTACGAGTTGGATGGTCGGGAGATTATCGAGGTCAATACCTATCACAATTCAGGCCATGACCTGATGTCTAACACACAAACCAAGCCAGCCGAGAATGGCATAGAAATTCAGTGGAGAGAAAGTAATGACCAGAGAACATAAATCAGCAGACGAGGTGATGGCATTGTTACGCAGAGAGGATGTGGAGATTGCCACTTACAACAGGGACGAGGGTATATTGTACCTGACCATCCCTGTCGATGACCCAGTGGAAGATTTGGAGTTGGATGATTTCGAGCGTGGGTTTGTCACAGCCTTTTGTTTAGAGATAAATGACAGGGTTCGGGCTGACTATGCAGAATTGGGTCATGTGGATACAGAAGAGTTACCATGTGATGACTGGTCGGATAGGTATTGCCGCGTCCCACCGAACGAAGGTGCAGATGAGAAGATGTTTGATATTAATTACGGCTTCATCGAGGACAACGGCAGTTACAGGTTCTGGGCTACGGCCTATCCAGTGGTGTACCGTGGTGAACTAACACAAACAGATGGAAACAGATATGTGAGGATAGTGTAATGGCACACGTTAAATACACCGAAGAGGGCACACCATACATCTCAAACGACTGGCACATTGCGGACGTGGAGTCGGTGTGCGAACAGATGGAAGTGACACTGACCGAAGACGAAATGGAAGACGTATTGCATGATGTGGCGAACAGTTTTGATGCCAACTACGGCATCGCGTGGGATAATTTTGAGATGGCTATCCAAGATGTCATCCGCAGTAGAAGGGAGGATAGTGTAGATGTATGATTCACCAGATGAAAGATTAGCTAAAGCAGTGGCGGACGAAGTGGAACAATGCTTTCACCAATACGCCATGACTAATGTCTATTATTTATTGCTTGAGTTACTGGAGAAGGGCGTTGACC